CAGCCAGATACACCAATTGCACCAGTGAACCTACCCCTCTTGTACCCTATCATAACACTATGGATTTCATTAGAGTATGCAATCATACCCCACTTACCACCCTTGGTCATTACATAGTAGGAGTTTGGAGTTCTTAGCTTATAGTCACGACCCTCTACCAATCCCTTGGCTTCCATTTCCTTCTTATCAATCGGGCCTGCACAGTTTGCTCTCATAGTAGATGTATCTTCAATGGTAGCAAGAGTGTTCCTGATATTATCATTTGGATATGCATTCGTTACAACATATGCCAAAGGAACATCACTTCCATCAAGAGATACTCCTGGCTTCATAACACCAATATCCTCAGTTGCAACAATCAACTCATCATATGCACTATCATCAAGAAACTTACCATTCCATTGGTCAGAAGTTTCCTTCTGACCCAAATCCCTTTTCACCGTCACCTTTTTCATAACAACTCCTTGTGTGGCTTAAGAATGTTTTCGTAGATATTATCAATGAGATACTTCATACATAATGGAGCAACCATCAAACCAATCCTTGCCAAATTCTGATTCAACGTACCACTGAATTTATAATCATCTGGCAATGACATAATTCGTCCAGCTTCCTTTGTTGTGAAAACTCTATCTTCACTTGGATGTAGATGAACTGCAAGACTTGTCATCAAACCCTGCTCAGATAAAGTGTGTGATGCTTGATTCCAAGGAACTCTACGAGATTGAAAGAAAGAATTTTTACGCTTTGTAACTGGCTTACCCAACTTCTTTCTATGTGCAATCATCTTATCAAACCAAGGGCCAACGACATCATCACCAACAGAAACAACCTTCTCTGGATTCTTGGGCAGTCTCTTTAACCACTTGTATTTAGCACTCTTTTTCATTGCTGCACATAATACTGCAGCTTCTTTCTTGTTATCCTCATTGGATTGTAAGTCACCAATTGCTTCTTCAATAGTACTCATATGTGGTTCTGGTTCTGGAAAGACCTTACTATCCAACAACATAAATGGTAGATTGATTTTATCAAGAACATCATTTCTTACAGATACGATAAACACTCGCTCACGCTTTTGTGGCACACCAAAGAACTGACCCTTGAGAACCTTCCACACAGTTGTGTATCCACAAGCCTCAAAGTCATTAACCATTCTTTGTAAATGACCCATTGCATAACTCATTGTAAGACCCTTGACGTTTTCACAGATAATAACTTTGGGCTGCATTTCATTTGCAATCCGTATCTGCTCCCAAGTAAGATCTTCAATGTTTTTCTGCTTCATACCATATGCAGTCTTCTCTTTGCCCCAGCCTTTCTGCTTGGTTCCAGACATTGAGAATGGTGGACAAGGTGGTGAACCATCAAGAATATCCAGCTCACCAACTTTCAATCCAGTCATCTGCATGATTTGCTCACCAGTTACTTTCTTAATGTCACCACAAATGTGTGGAGTGTTCGGCCAGTTTTTAAGATAGTCATCTACTGCAACCTGCTGGAATTCATTAACGAATAAACATTTGCCACCAGCAAGCTTATATCCTGACGATGAGCCACCACCACCAGCAAAAAATGAAATGTAATTAAACAATTCTCTTTCAGATGATTTCTTCAAATCATCTAATGTATATCTAAAATATCTCAACTCTCTCTACTCTCAGAACTTATAAGATATTCTAACACATTTACTTAATCGTGTCAAGTAGTAATACTAACGTCCGAAGAACCCGCCCCACCAAAGAAGAGCAACACATGCCATTGTACCAAACAGTGCACCAAAAATAGTAGTTCTGAATGATTTATTATCAATATCCTTTAATATAGATACATTACCCATCAATAGTAAGAAAATCAATATAGTTTGCGGCAACCAATCACGTACTGTCATTTAAATATTAATCCCTAACTACCAGATCTAAGATCATTACCAGCTACTTCAGTACCACGTATGCAACCAGATGCAAAACACCAATGTGGTTCACCTTTATACACAAATTTGATGGCTAAATGACCAGTTGGATCTGGAAAGGTTGACATTTCGCTTATATTATGAAACGCTTCTCCGTGAGCATAAACACTACCACTACCCCCCCTACCAGATAACATTCTTGATCCCGGCGAACTCCCATCACATCCACTCATCGCCGAAATCACGACGCCGGCGATTCCGAAAGCAAGAAATAGAATTAATTTCTTTAAAGTGTTTTGACGATTCATTTTATTTCTCCTATTTTGGTAAGTTTCTTAAGATTGTTATCTAATGAACTTACTGAATTTGTAGTATCACTATCACTACTAAGCGGCATGCTTATTTTCTTCCCACTCCCATAAAAAAATATGACGTGTTTACCAACATATTTATTGAGTTCTTTAATTACTTCTTCCAAGTTTGAAGTAGACCAAAGTATATAATCAAACACACGATTCATCTCGAAGTCACTCATTAACTCAAATTTTCTAACGATTGCTTTGAACAGAGTAACGACAAAAAAGGATTTCCATCTATACTCATTTAAATCAACCAGATATTTACCACCAAGATATTGAAGAGGAAGCCCCTTCTTAATCTCAACTACCTCGGCCGCGGCCAAATTCTTTGGTTTCGTTTTCGAAATCATAACAATAGTATACTACATCAATCGATCTTTGTCAAGGTCAAAGTATTTTTTATTAATCTTTCAGGCATGCCTTGAATAAATAAAGACCACTTCGCATTGTAATCTTCCTCTTGCGAATTTACTTCTTGCTTATGTTTTAATGCAATTGCTCTCATATCAACAAACAGCTTCCTATAATGCTTCTCACTTTCATTCCAATCCTGATCATACGTACTCATGATTGTCTTGAGTTGCAATACTGGAGAAACGTAGTAACTCTGAAACACTCTTCGAATAAGAGTTTTTAGATTGTTAAGTTTGTAGTTAATATAGCTCTCAAATTCAACTGTTGTTTTTTCTGCAAGATGATTCTCACGGGCAATGCCATCAAACATCTTTGTCACTTCATCCATAACTCTATCCAAAGCATTTTCATAATCACGATACTCATCGTAATCATCAGGAAGGTTATTGTCATCCGGATGAAGGCCCCTAATCAAATCCGATACTTTAAGAAGAAACGAAGAGCGAATAAAATCAACAATAGATCGTGCAAGAGAAGCCTGTTCCATCGGCACTGTACGCTCTTTTCTCTTCTCTGAATCACGTGATAACCGATCCCGATCATGGTTGAAATTCTGAAGATCACGTATCATATCTACTACATTAAGAGTGTATTTTTCTCTGTGAAATAATTCGTGTTGAGACGGAGACGGATTCTTTTTTGAGCGTTGTATGCGTATTAACACAGATGACGTCCCAAACAGGAGACCAAAAAACACTCCCATTGAGAGTAAAACCACAAAAAATCCACGTAGTGGATCGTCAGAAAGAAGATTGCTTATCGTGTTTGCTATACTTGCCCATAAATTTATGTCAGTGACGTTATTCATAGGTAATAATATTTAGTTATATACCTGTCCTAAAATCATTCCAAGCAGTTTCATTTTCCACAAAATACTTCGGGCACAATTTCCCTGTGATATCAAAATGACGAACAACATCCGTTATAGCAAGATTATGATTATTGAGGATATCCCTTGTTAACTTTTGTGAAACCTTAATAGTATCATCAGTAAATTTACCAGACCAATCTCTATGACATAATTCTAAACCAATAAGAAATGCATTTGGCCAAGTACAATTAAAATGATCTAACGCTTCCTGTACGTATTCTCGGCCGCCCGCATGATAAGCAACCTCATCTTCTGGTATCAATTGGTGAACATCACCTCTCGTGCCTATAAAGTAATGTGCCGAAGCATATCTATCTGCAACATCATCATCAGGTTTTTGTTGAGACAACTGGTTAAAATATTTAACATGAGCTTTAGCATCCATTGATGGATTACCAGTCCAGTGTACCACAACACCACGAAGTTCAACTAACTTTCTGCCCGGCCGAGTAAATGAATTTATAGGCAACAATTCATGATTAATTTTCATAACACGATTATTTATACACAGATTATGCAAAAAGATCTTTATTCCCTTTTATCATAAAAAAACCCTGTTGTATTCTATTGTTAACAATATTTAAGAATTCTTTATCTGCTCTCCCAACCTTATCGAATGTGTTAACAATATTTCTATTCTCCAATAACCTAAAATATTGACCATTATTTTTTCCTTCTTGATCATAGGAAACAAATGATCTAACTTCGATATCAATCTCTTTATATATAGAAGAGGATCGATCATCACTACCACCCAACTTAGCATATCTATGGGATATACCAAGTTGTCGTGGTGGTGTAAACCCCCTCTTAGGCCGGTTCTGATACTGACTCTTCTGTTTCTTTTTTAACATTAGAAGTCGCCTTCTTCTCTGAAACAGGCATATTCAAATCAAAAATCTTATTGAGTTGTGGAATAGTAAGACCCTTTATGCGAAATTTCTTCTGAGTTGCGGCTAAGAATATCTTGCTATCATCCGGATCAATTGCTTCCAAAATCTGAATAAAGATACTCTCCCTCTTAGATTGATTCATATCATCATATCCAAGGCCCTTCACAAAAATAGACAAACGTCTTGATTCTGAGTCGATAGGAGTACTCATTCCTTTCGGCATTTCAGACGGCTTAAAGGGTGGGTCGACAGCAGGAAGTAAAATTTCAACCTCTCTGTTATACGACATAAACACCAAACGTCTTATCACATCCCTCTTAGCTATCTTTGGATCAGAAAGAAATGCAATTCGTTCCTTGATCGTCTTCTTTGCATTAGCTGCATCAATAACCTCGTGAACTAATGACGTCATATAGCTACAATACTTTCAACGTCAACATCCTTGGCCCATTTAGGGAAATTCTTATACCCACCATCGATCAATCGTTGAACCTGATTCTCAGTTGCGCCAAATTGTACAGCTGCAACTTTTACCGTTTTGAATTCCATAGAAGTGCCATTAATGAATGTTGCACTATACGCAATATCTTCAATAATAACCGGTTCATTTACTGTCTTTTTATTCTTCTCTTGATTCTTTCGAAATCTAAACATGCTCATAATATTTCTCCAATATGTAATTTACGGTCTACTAGCTCGTTGACCACACACTCTATTTAACTTTTCTTTTTTTCTACTTTTTTTTGTTCTCATATGCTTGGTAGAATGTTCTGGATTACTCTTAGGAACCCCATAAAATAATTTTGATTGTCTTAGCGCTGATCTCCTATCTGCTCTGTTACGATCGGATTGCTCACCCATAGTTGAGAATGATGCGGCCATCACCACCGGAATTTTTTGACCCTTGTCGCCATCATATTCCTTCACATACCAAGGTCGCTCATAAACATTATTCTTACCAAAATTCTTCTTGAGTCGAATAACTGTCTCTGGTGTCTCACCGATATGGAAAGCAATACTTCCACGCTTCACTACAGGCATCAAACTACCTCATCAACTTTGTGTTCGACTGCCCACTCATCAACCCTATCTGCATAAAATCTTCTCCATCCCTTTACATCCATATCATAAGCTGTAATTAAGTTAGACGGTTCTTTACGCTGTTCCTTAATGTTGTCGGTCTTCGGCACATACTCGTCACACAACGTAGCCCGCATAACACGTGTTTCATTTGTCTTAATTTTACGAAAAGACAACTTAACTATCTCGGTGCTCAAAGAAGCTCTAAGGCTTTCTTCTTTTTCATTTCGAATTTCCATAATTAACTATTATATACCATCCACCAAAAAAAGTCAATACCTAAATATTACTGACGATGTGAGAGAAGCTACTAACTTCTCTCACACCTAAACACAATTTTCTAACAAGGAGAAAATAATGTCTGTTACTATTTATCACTACACATATGAAATTACAAACAAGAAAAGTGGAATTG